TAATATAGCTATTAAACTTTATAATACAAAACATTTATTCTTACAGTGCTAGAATAGGCTTTTGATAGTTTTACCGTTACCGTTTTACTTGGAGCTGATTTAATAGTTGCACCTAAAATCCCTAAATCTATTGTACTTGCCATAGTAACATTAATGCGTTCCACAGTAGTGTTGTTTTGCAAATTAATTTCTACTGTATCACTTCCGTTTGGATTAACAAGATGACTTTCTATAATAGGTAACTCACTGTTGGTAACGAGCTGATTCCAATTAGACCAGTTTCCATCATAAAAATTTCTGATTGCTGCTCTAGGAATTTTTTCATTTGTTATTCCAATTTGAGAAATTAAGGAATCTGTGTATTTGTTTGCTATAATTCCCATACCAATTCCTTTCCATGCTACATTAGATGATAAACCAGCAATTCTATAAGGACGGTTATTTATTGCAAGATTTGCATCTTTTATTTCAATAGAGGATATGTCGCTGTTTGTAATAACTTTATCCCATTCAAAAGTTTTGTCTGTTAAATTATATCTAGATATATAAGATTCAGCTTTTCTACTAGCATCTGAAACTTGATAATACGCTGACAACCAATTTTTATCTGTTCCTTTTATGAGAATTCCCTCTCCGAATGGTGCTGGAAACGCTGGATTTGATTTCCAATTTGAAAAAAATGTGGTATTAGCTTTTGGTTCAGGGTACTGTGTATCTGAATAATCTTCATAACTAATATTATT